TGAAACCACAGAAGACTCAACAAACAGAAACTTTAGAAATGGATATAAGCCATCAAATATCAAATCAGTTTGAAACGCAAAAGAAAAAGTTGAAAGCTACACAAACTAGAGAGATAGGCGATGGAGAAGAAGATAATACTAAAAGGTAAAAAGGATAATATCTTAGTATTTTTAGCTACAATGGTACAAGTAGCAAAAGATATGGATTTAGAATTTACTATTATTATAGATGAAAAATAAAAAACAAAGTATTATACAAGAGATGCAACAAGATATGTTGTTATTTGGTAGAATGGTAATGCCTAATATGTTTAGTAGTGAGTCTCCTCCATTCCATTACGATCTTACAGAACATTTATTAGACAAGGAACGCAAACAAATAAATATTATAGCTCCACGTGGACACGCTAAGTCGTCAGTAGTTGCTGGTATTTATCCCTTGTTTCATTTAATGTTTGACGAAGGTGTAAAGGTTATTGTTCTAGTATCTAGGACACAATCACACGCTACTAAACTATTAGGTACTATAAAAGATGTATTAGACTATTCTCAAGAGTTTAGATACTTCTTTGGTTATTGGGGAATGCAATCAGCACGTAAATGGACAAACACGGAAATAGAATTAAAAGATGGTAGCGTTATTATTTGTAAAGGTACAGGACAACAGATACGTGGTATTAAACACGGAAATCAACGACCTACTCTTTTAATATTAGATGATCCAGAAGATGAAAACAATACCAAGACCGCAGAAGCTATGGAATATAACTTACGTTGGTTGTTGCAATCTGGTGTTCCGTCCTTGGACCCGTTATCTGGAAGAATTTGTGTTATTGGTACTCCGCAGCACGAACGTTGTATGGTAGAAACATTAAAAGATATGAAAGGTTGGAAGACTTTAGAGTTTAGACCAGATCTTGAAAAGAAAGTTGCTTTGTGGGATGAAGTATGGCCTGTAGAAAAATTAATAGAGAAAAAAGAAGAATTAGATAGTATTAATAGACTTTCTGTGTTTTATAGAGAATATCTATGTCAAATAGTAGGTGACGAAGATAATTTATTTAAAAAAGAAGATATACAGTATTATGATGGTTATATAGAGCAGGACGAAGCAGGATTGTCGACTCTTGTCCTGACGAGCCTAAATGGTGAGGAAGTAGACGAGAGAAGACCTGTAAACGTGTTTACTGGTGTCGATCCTGCATCTAGTACGAAAAAAACTGCAGACTTTTCTGTAATTTTTAATATAGCCATAGATGATAACAATAATAGATTTGTTTTGCCTTACTATAGGAAAAGAGCTAAACCGTTATCATTAGCAGATGCTATTATACGTAATTTTAAAAATTATCGTAGTTCTAAAACAAGAATAGAGTCTGTAGGTTATCAGGAGATGCTAAGGCAATACATTAAAGAAGAATCTGAAAAACTTGGATTGTTTATCCCTGGACTTGAAATAAAAGAAAACCCTAGAACTAGAAAATCATACAGATTAGAAAGCTTACAACCATTGTTTGCTAATAGAAAAGTCTACATTAACAAAAATATGCAAGCATTAGAAGATGAGCTGTTATTATACCCTCGTGGTAAACACGATGACTTGTTAGACGGATTCTTTTATGCTAACAAGAATTCTTATAGACCATCACATAGTTTTACATCTTCGGTACCAAAAAAAGACACTTTTTACCATTCTCCTCAAAAAAGTTGGAAAATTAACTAATATTCCTTGACTTTTCTCGATTTTATCTTATAAGTTAATATAAGGTGCAAATAGATTTATTAAAGTATATGTTTAAGAAAGGTAGCTATGTGGAGCTGCTAGACAAACATACAACAATAGAAGTACCAAAAGGATATAAGGTAATAGATGCCAGACAGCGTAAAAAAAACAAAGAGAAAACAAAGAAGTCAGAACTATAATGATCTGATTGATGTGTTTGGTTATATTCCTGGAAGACTTAATAAAGAGTCTGGGGAGATAGCTGATGAAGTACAAGAGTCTTTAGAACTTTTAGACGAGTACAATAATTTGCGTGAAATCTGGGCTGTAAAGTTCCAAGAAGCATTAGAGTTTAGAGCTGGAGCACAATGGTCTCAAGAAGAACGTGATGTTCTAGAACAACGTGGACAAGCACCTATTGTAGTAAATCGTATACATCCTATTGTAGAAACTGCAAAATCTTTACTTACTTACAATTCTCCTGAGTTTCGTTCTAGTGCTAGAGAAGACTCTGATAGAGATACTGCAAAAGTATTTTCTGATTTATTTGCCTGGATGTGGGATCAATCATCTGGTAATGAAGAATTGAAAAAAATTGTAGACGATTACTATGTCGGTGGTATGGGCGTAATGCACATTTATCAAGATCCTATGGCTGATTTAGGTAAAGGTGAAGTATTTTTAAAATCTATTAATCCATTAGATGTATATATAGATCCAAATGCAAAAGATGTATATGCACGTGATGCTGCTCACATATTAGTAGTGAAGTATATTACTGACGAACAAGCAATGCAATTATATCCAGATTTTATGGACATTATAGAAGATTCTGATAGTGCTATTGATAATGATGAAGAAATACCAGCAACAGACTTAGCTGCTACTGAAGGTCAAATATTTAATACCGATGAAGATACAAATTATCACACTAAAAGAAAGTATATAGAACGTTACACAAAAGAAATGCATACTTATTATAGTATTTATGAACCTTTCTCTCAGAAAGAATATTTGTTTAATGCTGATGAATATGCAGAGTATAAAAAAACTTATTATATGCGTTTAACTAAAGCAACGGGCGAAGAAGTTTATATTTCTGATGAAGACGCAAAAGAAGAATTATTAAAAGTTATAGAAGAGTTTGGTCCAATATTTCATTTTGAATTACCTGATCCTGAGATAGATGATAAAGGTAATCTTATTCCGCAACCTCCTGTAAAGGTAAAAGGAATGGAAGGACCAGATGCTATACCTGGAAGTACTACAGTTATTACACCATTAACTGCAGAGGAAATGATAGGTATGGAAAATATTATGATGAATAAAATTGAAAAGTGTTGCGTAAAATTAACAGCAACAGTTGGTAACAATGTTTTATATACTAGAATACTACCAACAGAAGAATATCCTATTGTACCATTAATGAACGTACATCACAGAAATCCTTATCCAGAGTCTGATGTTAGACTATATAGACCGCTGCAAGAATACATAAATAAAATACGTTCATTAATTATTGCACACGCAAGTACAAGTACAAATGTAAAACTATTGATTCCTCGTGGCTCAGCAGATCTTCGTCAAATCGAAGAAGAATGGAGTAGAGCAGGTACCAGTGTTATTGAGTTCGATGCTGAGCTAGGTGCACCTATTGTTGCTGGTCCTGTGCCATTACCAAATGAATTGTATAAAAATGAAGCAGACGCTAAATACGATCTTGAATACGGATTTGGTATTTTTGAACTTATGCAAGGTAGTGGTATGAACTCTCCGTCAACTTATAGAGGAACACTTGTCGTTGATGAGTTTGGTCAACGAAGAATTAAATCTCGCAGAGATGATATAGAAAACTTTTTAAATCAATGTGCAAAAGTTGCTGTACCTTTAAT